GTCATAAGCTGCATATCGTCTGTTAGCGCCAGACACATCCATATTGTAATCCTGACCAATTTGGGCCAAAGATGTACCTAGAAGGTCGTATGCTCTATCTGATTCTGCTTGACGTTCACGCTCAGTCTCACGGGCCATGCGCTCGTAAGCTTCTTGCATCTCTATGTCGCCCTGCATACCCCCACCTATTGCTACTGGTAGAATCGCAGAGGGTTTTGTAAGGCCTTTACCAGCTTCTATTGCAAATTTTCCGGGTTGATCCAGCATGTTTTGCAAAACTCTACTTTGAGATGCATCTACAGCCGTATCAAGGCCTCTAGTCGCCATCTCTACTTGGCTTGGCATAGGCGGCCCGACTTGTCCTGAAGGCAACGCTTGCGGAGTTGTTAAGCTAGATATCGTATCTTGTGCAGTTTGCATCTTTGCAAGCTCTTGAGCGTACTGAGGGCTGGCTTTATCTAGAACAGCCATTGCACTTTGAGAAGCCTCTAAAGCCGACTCCGCGCCAGTAACTGTATCTGCTAGATTAGAAGCTGTAGTTGCTGCTTCAGCAACACCCGGATCAACTGCTTTTGATGCCGCACCTAAAGCAGAGCCAAGTCCATAGCCTGTAAGACCAGAAGCAATACCTTTTTTGAGGTCGCCAGTTATGGCTGTTGTTGCAAGACCTGACCCTATGGCACCTGCTAGGGCGCTGTTAGCGCCTATTGCGGCCAAAGTGCTTCCCAGTGCGCCAGTGCCTAAAGCTCCAGCAGCGGCTGTAAACGCGCCCGGAGCGGCCATGCTTGCCAGCATAGGGATGAGAAAAGCAAAGGCCTCTGGCTGACCCGTGACAGGGTTTGTGGTTAAACCGCCGGGGGTGAGTGATGCTATGCCCTGCACCTCTGCTGGATTCATATGAACCAACATACTGTCGCCGTAGCGACCATACTGCGCCATTTGCTCTGCTTGTGGCTGTAATGGTGCTGGCTGCAATTGTCCTCTTACATAATTCATTAACTTGTCTCCACCCCAAATAGGTTAAAACTCACATTAGCGGCACTGGCATAAACCTTCACCACATCTGTTTGAGAGAGGCAAATGCCTATTACAACCGTCCTTGTGGTGGTTGCTGCAAGATCCTCGTCAAAAAAAATAAATTGCTTGTCATCGGCTGTTGCACCGCCAACGTGAACGCTGACCCTGAAGGTGATGCCAGAACCGCCTCGGTTGCATATAACCAAGGAGCTAACGGTTGTTTGTGTTAAGTCAGGTACTGTGTACAAAGTGGTGGTCGTAGTCGCGCTGACATCAACTTGACCAAGCACCTTGATAACGTCTGTCACGATGCACCCATGAGTAAGAACTGAAACCTACGCATAGCCAAAGATCCAGACTTGTCGCCTTGAGTCTTTGCTACATTTACGTCGTTTTCTATCTGATCCATAGCCTGTTCTATAGTTCTGCGGGTAGTCGCCTCGTTGTTAACGTCATACTCTGGCGTCGGAACAGGTAGCGGATTTTGTCTTGTAGCCATTAGCGCCTACCATCCTGTCGCATATCAAACCTAAGATCACCAAGTCTCCAACCAAAACCAGACCCGCTGCTTTCAATACGAACAACTGCGTGTCTTGCTCTTGTGCGTATGTGTGATTGCTGGGTTGACGATGTAACCGTTGCTGTTGCTTGGGTTGTTGGTGTTTCTAGCGGAAAGTTGCTGCCTTTAATTGTGAAATCAACGGACGCATCTGATGTTGCTCCGCGAAAACTAAAGTCAGGAATTATCCTGCTAATCATCATAAACCGCTCACCTTCACCTATCTCTAGATCACCCGACTCAACAAACGCCGTCATCGCCTGACCGTCATCATCAAATCCAGTTTCATGGTTGTACAGGTAATTTGCGTCAGTAACCCCAGTGTTTACGCTGGATGCAATAGGATTAGAGTTCTTTGAATAACCAATCCAAGCGCCACGATCTAGCGTGCCTACAGCCCAAAGATTCTCTGCGTAATTGTAAGAAACATAGTTGGTGATTTCAGTGTCATCGGTGCCTACAGGATAGAACCAGATCACCTCAGAAAAATCATTGTTTTCTGCCGCAAAGACCTTGAACGCTTGACCTTTATTAAGGTTGGTAAAAACGTGTTCTTTAACACTGCATGGCAAAGGCTGCACTGAGCCGTTGTAAACATAGAAGCCACCAGAATCCATAAAGTACACGGAGCCTCTAGCGTTAACCGCAGCGTTTGGCGAGATCATAGAGATGTCGGTGCTTAACGTAGAGAACTGGAACGTGAATGGAGCGCCAGTAAAACGCATTGAGTGCAAGCTTACATCTGTGAAAACAAGTATCTCTTGCCTAGTCTGCACGGCACCAATGATCTCTGATCCAGAGTTTATCCTGACACCGCCAGCCGTGTTTGTTGCTGTGGGCGTCCAATCTGCTGCATTCTCTTGATCAGAGAATCTAACTAATAACGGGTCAATAGTTGATGAGCCAATCGGGTTGGAGCCAAAAGCAATAACGTGTTGATCTATGTCAGAAACCAAAACCTGCAAAGCGATAGTCGGCGTGTTTGAAGCCCCTGCAAGAGATCCAATCTCTATAGCTCTAGTGCTTGTACCAGAGCTTTCGTCCCAATAGTAGATGCCACCGCCTCTAGCATTGAACACCAAATCTTCACCAAAGTTGTCCTGACTAAACAAACGCAACTGCCCAGCCGCAGATATACTGCTAGAACTGCCCCAAGCGCCAGAACTCCAAGTGCCTGCTCCGAAACCAGTGCCTTGAACGAAAGTGTTTAAGCCCGTGTTAATTTGATAAGTCGCAACAGTAGAGCTACCGCCGTTACCTGTATCGCTAGAGTTTGCGATTACCTCGGTTCCGTTTGTGTCCTTAGCCGTAATCGTAAAAGTGTTGGTCGTTGGCACAGAAGTAATCTGATACTCCTGATTTAAGACAGCGGCTGTAACTAAACCGCCCAGAGAAGCAGCACTGCTAAAAGTAACAAAATCATTAACAACTGCACCATGACCGTTCTCTGTAACTGTGATTGTTGAAGAACCGTTTGTAGCTGCAAATGTGGCATCACCCGCGCCAGAGGTGAGCCTTATTGGGGTTACATCGTTGTATCCAGCGCCCTCAGCCACATAGAACTTTAGATTAGTGCCTACGCCTAAATAATTTATGGACTCTAAAGATGACCAGTTGTGCAGGGATCTACAGACACCAAGAAAACTTTGATCTGTGTATTTTTCCCAGCCCCCAATCTTTTCAACTCTGCCTTGACGAAAACGTATCTTGTCGGCATCAAACCATCCTGCATCAGCAGAATACTCTGTGCCTTCTTTGTTTACGCCGGGGGCAAACTTAATCTTACTGAGGGGCATTTTTAACGTGGCCCTCTTTGTCTGCGTTTACGCTTCTTCCTGCTAGACCTTTGATCAGGCTCAACAACTTTCTTCCTGCCTCTCTTAGGCTTAGTGACTTTTTGAGTTCTCGGCTTTGCTGGAAGCAACGCTGACAAATCAGGAACCACAAAAGGTTTAGGCGTTGCTGCCGCCCTTGTTTTCTCAGGAGTGGTCACAGGCGGTAGCGGCAATGGTTTCCTCAAAGCTGGCGTAGCAACCACTGGAGGCGGCGGCGGTGGTGGTGGCAAAGGAGGTCTTATAACTTCTGCTCTAGGCGGCAACGCTGGTGGCCTTTCAATCACAGGCGGCAATGGAGGCGGTGGTGGTGGCAGTGGTGGCCTCATAATTGGTGGCTGAGGCGGCATAATCGGTGGCCTCTCAATCGCAGGCGGCGACGGAGCAGGTGTTGGTAAGGGCTGTGGCGTGATGCCTAACGGCTCTTTTCCACCGAATAAAAATTCTGTATCAATGCGAACATCAGGTGGTGGCGGAGGCGGTGGAGGCATCGGGATATTTGCTGGCTCCCCTCTTCCGCCATCAAGCAACGCATCTATACCAACAGGCATCGGCACTGGCCGTGGCGTTGGAACTGATCTTTGAATGCTTTCTTGAGCCGCTGGTTGTTGAGCAAGCTCTCGTTGCCTCTCTTGACTTACAACTACTCTTGCATCATTCAGAGCCATACCTGTTTCGGCGGCAAGCTCTTGAGCTTGAATCTCACTTTCTTGAGCTGCTTTGGCAAAGATGCCTTTTACACCACTAGCAAGGCTCCCCCCAGTTGGAACAGCCGTTGTTACTAGGTCTTCATACCCCGCATCACCGGGGGCAACTGCATTAGCAAATATACCGCCCATACCGCGCAACCTGTCGCCAAGGCTAGTCTCAGGTTCAAGAGGGGGAGTAACTGAAGCCGTAGGCGGCGGTGGAGGCAGCATAACTCTGTCAAACATCCCTGCCATATTTGCTTCTGGGCTAAATCCGCCCATTTCCATTATTGGCGAATCAATAGCAGGTATAGGCGCTACAGGAACAGGAGCCGCGACTGGAGCAGGAGCCGAAGCTGGGGCAGGAGCGGGCACTGGTTCTACAACAGGGATAGTCGGCAAGAAAAATCCGCTTTCTGGATCAAAAGATCCGGGCCTTAAAGGTGAAGTAGCAAATCTATCTCTAGGGCTAAAGGTGTCAGTCTGTATAGAGGATGTTGCCTGCGTTTCTTGAGCAGCAGCCATTTCATCAAGAACCCTCTGCGCTTCTGCTGCTCTTGCCGCCTCTTCAGCAGCCGCAGCCTCTTTAGCAGCCGCAGCCTCTTTAGCAGCCTCAGCCTCAGCAGCTTCCGCAGCAGCAGCATCTGCCGCAGCCTGCTCTGCTGCTATACGATCAGCCTCTGCCTGTGCGGCAGCAGCTTGTTCTGCCGCTATACGATCAGCTTCTGCTTGTGCAGCAGCCGCTTGTTCTGCTGCGATTCTATCTCTCTCTGCTTGAGCGGCTGCTTCAGCCGCAGCAGCTTCGGCAGCAGCTTGCTCTTGAGCCTGCCTAAGCATTTCAGCTTGTGCAGCAGCCGCTGCTTCTTCTTGAGCAATCCTGCCTTGAGTAAATATGTTTGCTGTTTCAGTTGCATCAAATGTTTGGAAAGCTTGTCCAGTGAGAGGGTTTATGCCTGCCATTTGACTAGGCACTGCTTGTTGTGGGGTTAAGAGCGCCCCTGCTTGGGGTGCGCCCATCGGATTAGCGCCACCAAGAAGCGATGCAATACCTGAAGGCACACCGTAATTAGGGTTTCTTGAAAGTAGTGGTTGGCCTTGCATTTGACCGTAACCTAAAGGCAGGCTTGGTGCTGTGAATGAATTAGCAGGAGTTGTTGGCGGTGCGAAACCAAGCTGTTGAGCTTGGTCGCCTGTCTGTATGGTTCTATCAAACAATGCCATTACTGATACTCTCCAGTCCTAATTATTTCGGTAACTTCAACTGCTCTTTTACCAACCTGCTGGCTCCATTTAGAATCCATAAACTCATCAGCAGCTATGTCAAACTGCTCCCGCGACATAGCTTGCAATGCTTTTACAAAACCACGCAGCCTTGTAAGGCCAAGATTGAAACAAATGTCAATCATGGCATCTTGTCGGGCTTCATTGAGTGCGCGAAACCAAAAATAAGTATCTTCAAGCTCTTCTCGTACACGCTTTATGTCATTGGCTAGTAAATACTCAATTTCTTCTTCAGATAATCCAAGGCCACCGTTTTCGTCTATATTTCGCCCAACGCCGATAGTGATCATGTTTTCCGAACATTTGTAAGCATGACTACGCACACCTTCGTGACGTTTCAACATTCCTATTAACTGAATACCCATTACTTCTCCCGGCTTACACCCTGCACCTTTTCGTATGATCTCATCGCGCCTAAGCCCAACATTCCCATCATAACGGGTACAAGTAGCGTAGTGTCTATCTCTGGCACCTCTACCCAGATGCCCAATATATTTGAAAGAATTGTGTTGTAAAAAAGACCCAGCGCACACACCCAACCGATACAAGGTCGCCACCCTGCAACAAACAAAGACTTGGAAGCAGCTTCAACCTTGTTGACCTCTAGCTGTCCTTGCGCAAGCTTTTGAGCGTGCCGCTCAGCCATCGTCGCAATCTCATGCGCAAGCAGTGCTTTCTGGTCTTTATCCTCAATTACTTTGTCTAGTAATTGGGTGGCTGGGCCTATGAGTGAAGTAAGTAAGCTCATCGTTTTGCCATATACGCTGTAGCGCCAAAGTACAAGCCAACAATGCTTGCCTGACTAAGGAATAACATATCGCTCAAAGACGCCAAAGTGGACAGGCGAGACTCAGGAATGAAGGGCAGAAGTGGTAGTAAAGCGAAAACCACCATACTAGAAAGACTAACCCAAGCCATTCTGCGTTGACTATCTGCTTTCTCTTCTCGCAGTTCAATTTCAACAAGCTCTTGATTTCTTTGCAATTCTTCATCGCTCACGACCCCATCTCCATCTAGGTCGTACTGAGCATACCGTGATTTAGGTTCTAATTTCTTAGGACTCATGACTACTCCGGTTTCTTCGGATCACGGAAGAATATCTTCTTGCCAGCATCCGATTGCGGTATTTCACGTATAGCGCAATAGGTAGAGAAGAATCGGTTGTTGCTTAAAAGCTCGTTAATCTTGCCCACTGACTGAGCATTGAGCGCATTGCTATACTCAAGACATGACGTAAGTTCTTGAAAATAAAACTCTTGGCCCGTAGGTTGACCACGCTCAAGAACAATCAATACAAAAACCATCATCGTCATGCTTTAAGATCCACAATGTCTTGCCGAAAAACCTTTGGGATTGAGGTCTGCACCTCGCCGTTGCGAAACTCATATACGAACTCAAAGTAGCGACTCACTGCTTCCTTTTGAACAAGTGACACTCGCGAAATGGAATCTACCCTATAGGCGTCATGGATCTCTTTGGGCCTGTAAAGCGGAGCATTTACACTATTTGGGAAGGGTGGTATCTCCATCACAACCTACGCTTTTTCTCAACGGCTTGAGTTCTAACAGCTTTGGGCCTGAGCAGTTCCCAACTGAGTAGTTCTACGTCAAGCTGGTATGCAGTGCCCAAAACGCGAGACATAGTATTTTGCACATAGATCATTCCGCCATACTCG